GTGTGCTTGGCCTTTTGTTTAGATGCAACTTCTCTAACTTTATCAATCATCTTAAGATGACCAGTAGTTGGAGGATTCATGCGACCAAAAGCCATAACGACTGGTTTTTTACCTTCGTCTTCCTCTTTTAAAACTTGTAGGAATGATTTCATATTAATCGTGTACCATGTGTTCCGATTTATCTGTATAATGTACGTCTTTATGGTCTTCACTAGGTAAAACTACTGAGCCTCTCGGAGAATGATTTGCTGGTCTTCCTCCTGCGTGTACAGAAATTCTAGCTACTGACATTTTCTTACCAGTTTTCTTATGTGTACCATGTATTGTAACTGAACCCCCGCTTGTGTGTGGGTCTACGTGTAGACCATGAAAGTGATCCAAATATTCGTCTACGTGTTTATGTAAGTCATATGTATGATGAGATTCATGTTCACCTGTCTTAGCATTTGTTTTTTGTCTTGATACAATATGTTTCAAATGTGTTTTTGGTGCTACTTCATGTTTAATAGTATCAAGTAATTCATCGTGAGATTTTTTAGCAAGACCTTGTCTCAAACCATGCGCCACATCAGCATTCATTCTTTCAGAAGAATGTTTAATTTCTGCAGCTTTAGATTGGTCTTCTTTACTATTAGAATCTCTCAATTCTTTATACTTTTTATGTGAATCTCCTTTACCTGCAGGTAGATTTGATTTAACCACTTTCTCATGTTCAGATGTGTGTTTAGACAAATCATGTCCAGCCATAGTACTCAAAGACTTGACACCTGGATTAGAATAGTTTACATTCCCACTTCCAGTCTTAACAGAAATGGCAACTTTCTTCTCACTACGAGATTTTGCTGCGGCTTCAATTAAAACATTTAAAATTTCTTCATTTAATCTTTTGTGTGATTTGCTTGTGGTAACAATTAAGTCAGCACTATTATTTGCATCGTGATGACCTGTCTCACTTTCATGGTCACTTGGTTGTGATGTCCATACAGTTTTTGTAATATCACCATGGCCATATTTCTTTAAATGAGCTTTGATATGTTTAGCTGCATCGGCTGCAAGTTTTTGTGATTTTTTGTGAGCTACAGATTTCTGATAGTTTTCACCGTGCATTTTAGTAGCATGGATGTGATGCATCTCAGCTGGTGTTTTACCTTCAGCACGATAACTTGACATATGCTTGCCACCATTAAGGTGTTGGCCAACTTCTAATTCTCTCAGTTTACCTTTAGAATCTGCTGAAGCCCCTGCGCCGCCAGCTTCAGTTAAAAATTCTTTGTCTAATATTTGTTCTACAATAGTTTTCTTCTTGATTAAACCGGCATTTTCTAACCATATTTGTGTTTGTCTTGATATCATTTTCTTACCTTTAATAAGTTTGCTTTTGCGAATTCTTTGCGGTTGACCAATTTATCTGGTGAACCTTCGTGGTTAACAACGTATCCTTCCGGATCTGTTGGTTTATTATCTATATGATGTTCCAAACCACCTGGGTGTTGATTCAATGTGCGAACCAATACGTCTTTTGCTCTCTGAATATGTTGATGCATATCCAAAGCGTTCTTGTATTGCTTCTTATTTGCATCAATGTGGTCCATATGAGTTTTCAACTCGGCAGCCTTCTTACCTTTGGCTGCAGGTGTCTTTAACTTATCAGAAGCCTTTTTAAACTTGTCTTTGATGTGATTCTTTAGACCTTCAGGTGTAGGTTTCTCATCGGTGCGAACCGTATGGTTGATATAAGTCGATAAATGGCCTGTCTCTCCACCATGCATCTCGATTGCGGGATACATATCTTTCTTATGTGTATCGTGAATCTTCTGAGCCGCATCCATATGTTTCTGAAATTCTTTTTGGTCTTCAGGAGAATAATGAACATCTTTTGTATTCATTTCTGCTGATTTATGCCATACATCTGGATGATGACCAAAATTGTGGTGGTCTGGATGTGGATCCGCCTTCATATTATCTAGTGTATCACCATGATATTGTTGGTGCACCACTACTCCCAACTTGGCCTTCTTAATCTTTTCTGCCTCATCACCTTTGGCGGTATATGAGATTGTGTTGGGTGTAAACTGTGCCTTACCACCAGATTTGTTTTTAACGTCACCGTGCGAGAACATTACATCGCCTTGGTATACACCTTGTTTTGGTGCGACCTTCTTAAGATGTGTTAATGATGCCTGTAACTTATCTACCAGACCAGGAGCGTGTCCGTGGTTCTTTTGAATATCTGCTGAGGTATAGTTTATCTTTGGATTCTTATTGAAGGCCGACTTGGATGCAACAAAGAATTTACCAGTTTCTGGATGATGTCCGAACACCAAAGATGGTGAACCGTCATACTTCATTGTTAGGTCTGAACTATTACCACCAGATTTGATGTGGTTATGTGCTTTGTTCAGTACAGCTTTTGCACGGTCGAAGCCTTTAGAACCAGCCATTAAAGGACGGTCTTCAGGATGAGTGATATGCTTTAACTTGCCATCTCCCTCATCTTCTTCTTTAAGAAATTGTAAAAATGCACCCATTGATTTTTAGCCTTAGAATTGCAACACACTTTGGTTGCCGTGATATATTTATACAACTTTTGCCGTCTGGTGCTCAAACTTTTGAATTGTCGTATCCGATATATAGAGACTTTTAGATATAAAACAAGTTTGGCCTTTTAAACATATGGTCAGGTTTAGCAATGTCCTGTCTTGTCTCAATAAATAACGTCTTCTTTAGACCTTCCGCAATGACTGCCGGAAGACTTTGATTCATCACACAAAGGTCTGCTTGGTTGGTGATTGAAGCCAGTTCCAATGCAGTGTTTACAGGTTTATACGCAATATTGCATTGGTATTCTTCCATAAATCTTTTCCATTCACTATCTAATCCAACAAAATATGAATTTCGTTGAAGATTTCTTTTGACCAAATCATCATAGAATTTATTGTGAATTGGTGCGCCGTGTAGGCCTCTCTCAACTCTACTAATTATAACAGAATTTTTGAAATGTGGCAAGTGTGGTGCAGTCAACCAGGGTTCATATTCAAAAGTTCTAGGAACTTCTTTACCAAAAACCACAAAATAAACCTCACATAGAGACCTCTGGTGCGACTGGTTCATTATCTCACGGAATCGGTCCAGGTCATAATCCACAGGTTCTCCAGACCACCTAACAACCTCGGTGACATATGGTTGATACTCTAGTAGAGGTTTTATAAAATTGAATCCTACTTCGTCCAGGTATTCACCTAGCTGTAGGTATAATTTACCACCACCCATGGCCATAATAAAATTTAAAGACCAGACAATATCACCCAGTTTACCTCGGTGTTTAAAGGTTACTGCCACGTTGTTCCCTCAAAGTCCAACCAATACTTACCCATTTGGCCTTTACCTTGCATCAAATAGAACGGTAGAGTATGTACTAATGCTCTACTGGAATTCATGTATACCATTTCTTTAGGACTTCTGTCTAGTGCAAATGCGAAGTGGGTTGTGCCAGTATCACCGCCAACAAATATCTCGGCTTCTTGTATGTGTTTCAGGTTGTCTAATATGGATGTACTTGAATTCCAACCATCATAGTTATAAGTATCTTTTGAACAGAAAATCTTCTCATAATCTTTATATTCCTCACCANTATATTTGGTTCTTATCTGGTCAAAAACATATTTTGGCCAATTACGATATTGATTATAAGGTGCATCAAACAAAGGAAAGATAACAATTTTCTTTTTCATTTCATATGGGTTTGGTATATTTACCAAGTCGCCACAGATATCTCTAAAGTCCCATAGATTAATTCTAAGCCAAGGTAAATATGTCGAACCTTCTTCAACAGTCATATAGTTGGTAAAATTACATAACCAGAAATAAAATTGTCTACAATGGTCATCTTCACTAATACCTTCCAGTTCCACCTTGAATTTGACGGTGGGGTCATTATCTCTTTTTCTGATATACTCCACCACATTACAAACGGCAACTAAGTCACCCATTCGTAATTTACCACCAAAAGTGCCAGGTTTAATATTGTAAATCATCAGCGTGCACCAATTTAGATTTTCTGTTACCATAGAAGTGTTTCTTAAACACAGCATCTATGTTCTTACCATTATCCCAAGTAATGTCTTTACCATTTCTGAATTCAGGATTCCAATCTTCCGATTTCCAAACGATCCATTGTTCTTTATTCAACAAGTCTCCCAATACGGAGATACCTGTCAAATTTGTGATGAATGGTTTGGGTGATTCGGCAATGAAATAACAATTTTCTAATAAGTCTCTACTATAATCAATAAAGATACAATCACTCATATGTGATAATACTTTAGTGGCTCTTCTAGTGTCAATGTTGGCCACATCCCATCTATCACCAACATAATACTTATTTTGGTCAACAATTTTATTCAAATCTGGATAACGAATCTTAAAATCATCAAACACTTCAAAATTGAATCCTCTATCTTTCATCCAATTCTCGTATCTACAGGTCTCAATTGGACGATTAGGATCATTCTGGTCTTCCCGAGTCCAAGAACTAATCTCAGTTACACCACTAAAGAACACCTCATCATCAAAATTGACATCTTTGAATATGCCTTGGTACGATAAGAATTCTTTCATGCCTCTAAATTTTCTCATCTCACTTCTGATAATCAAACTAACATTACCATAAGATATAGATAGTCCTGCTAATACCGGCATAGCATTTAAAAAGTCACCAAGATTTGCGGTAGACTTAAGATATAGATTCATTATATTCCTTAAAAATAATAAACCAGTCCTCTTTGGATACTGGATGTAACTCAAACAATTCAGGATTACTTAGTGTTGACATTAACAATAATGTTTGGTCATCATCAATCAAATCATTTTCAAATAATTGTTTAGTGTGTGCCATGACCATTGTTTCAAGTTTTGGCCATAAGTCCTTATGTGCTATGATATGTGGACCTGTAATGTGTACATCATTGTTTGCAATAACATCATTTATGTATGTTCCCTCAACAAACTCTTTGATACTGAACACATGAATCTTATCTTCACTAAAAGGATATTGCCAATGGGTAACACCATTTAATGTGGATATATCTCTGCAATAACCAAAGTCTAACCATGCAACCAAATTGGTGCGTAAATTAAAAAGTTTAATTGCTGTTGTGATGAATGAAGCCTTTAATAAATTAACAAGAACATAGTTAGCATTCCAATATTCAGGATTCTTAACTTCTCTAGGATTAATCAATTGTTGATATTTCTCCAACAACTGGACTCTCATAATATTATCTCTTAGTTTTGGAGCCAAAGAGGAAAATTCTTTTTCCACTATTTGTGTTGGTCTATCACCACGCAACTCCTTGATTTTAGGTGCCAAATCGGGAGATGTAAAAATAATCATATCATTATCGAGTTTGGCCATATGACCAAATCTCTCAAAGTAAGTATCATTAGTTCTTTGGAGGTAATGTGGAAGTCCTTTATCTGGTGTCCAATCTCCACGACCTATGTCATAGAAGGCAGTTACAATAGTAATATCACTCATATTTTTTTGCTACGATAGTTAAAATGTTTGGTAAGTAGTTTACCGGTTTACGAATCTCATCTTCTTCATTACCAACATGGATTGTTTTAAATCCTGCATCGTCTAATAGGTTGATTAAACCAATATAGTCAAAATGATGGAAATGCTCATTTGGTTTACGGTGTTTCCAGGTTTGGAAGTATTCATGACCCATAGCACCATGGCACCAAGGCAATGAAACCACAATGAATTTTGTGTTAAGTGATTTTAAGAAAGGTAACAAATCAGCTTCAGGTCTATGCTCCAACGAATCAAAGAATGTAACCACATCAACCGATACTTTATCAGCCGAAGGAACAAATTCGACTCCTCTAGGTAAAGGATAATTTGATATATCGGTACCATAACATTGTTTGTCGTGGTTAAAACAATACTCTAAGAAATTACCATCACCATAACCAACATCCAACACAGAGTTGAATAGACCAACGTGGTCTCTCAATAGTTTGTATCTAAGCTTAGACATTGAATTGTCCATCTTGGTATAATATTGAATATATTTTTCATCATACTTCATCATATCACCAGTCAGTTCAATCTGATGCCAATGGCCTTCCGCAATTTGTGTATAATTTTCAATCATAATAATTCTTAAAGTTATTTACATATTCTGCATCAGCAGGTACATTACTTAGGTCAAACATCTGTCGAGGATGTATGTTAAAGAGTTTTGGATTTGGTGTGTAATCATAACCCATTGCTTGGAATAGATATGTCATAAAACAATCAATCCAACCGGCTGTGGGATAATATGTAAAGATTTCTTCCAAGTTTGATTCTATAAAATATTCCATAGCAAAATATTCTTCAATAAAAGTTGCTCTATGGAATATCGTACCACCACAAGAACCATATTTTTTAAATTTAGGTTCTTTATCACTCCAGTTTTGAAGTAAGTCTACAAACTGCTGTGGATAATCATTACCGTCTATTGTGTTATACCCCATCACNATAGTTCCTACAGGTATGGTGATTGGTTTCAATATTACATTATCTTCCTCAAGCATCATCACATAGTCTTCGGTGCATCTCAAGCAACCAATATACATTCTNTTTAAGAATTCCAATACTTGTGATTTTTCGTAACCGTATGGTTGAACAGGATAACCATTACGTAATTGAGAATATAAAATATCCGTATTGTATTTTGTGGCCAAAGGTAAATAATCTGCACCCTTGTCCACCAAAACAATATAGTTACTGTCTGGATAATGTTGACGGACATTTTGCATCACAAATTCAGCAGACCTCAATTGATTTGAGGCTGAATGTATAAACCCTAAACTCATTACTTCCTCACTATAAACATTACATTATCTGGATACTCGACCAAATGCCTTGTATCAACTATCTCATATGTATAACCTTCTGGAACAAGGGCTGCAAACTTTTCTGTTGATTCAAATTTTTGAATATCTTCAATGACCATAACACCACCATCATTTAATCTTGGTATATAAATCTCCAAGAATTTTATTTGACTTTCTTCACTATGTGGTCCATCATCAATCATAATATCAAACTTCGGCAAGAAATTAGCAAAGTTTACTGAATATGCATCGTTGATAATTACTTTAGTACGACTTAATTGTTCTGCAATTTGCATTGAACCAAAATTGATAACATCGACACCAATAAACTCGGTTTGTTCGTGACTAAAATAATTTTCCCATAAGATTAAAGAACCTCCACGGAATAAACCAATCTCTAATAGTTTAATTGGTTTATCTTGATATTTTACAAACTCTTTATCGTAAAATGTACTGCAATACTTATGTACTTCTTTGTCGGTACCGTGTGTATGGTTAGTCCTATTGTCTAAAGCCAATTCATCAATAATTTCAACTAGGGTTTTCATTTAAGTCCTTATAGTAATATATTCATCAGAGTTTCGTTGGCCATATTTCTGTTCAACAAACTTCTTCCATTCTGGTACACGGTCATATTGGTGTACGATACAATACATTTCACGGTCAGCATTCCACACAACACCGTTATCAAATATTGGTTCTTCTTCTAATAAGTTTGGCCTAAATTGTTTAATCTTAGATGGATCAACCATTGTGCCGGCATGACAAGCCCATGCGTGAGATGCAAAGAACGTCACATCAAAATATGGTTGTGTATTGATTAGTACATTGAATACTGCTTGGTCACAAATTGCAATTGGTCTATTAACTGCATTGGTAAAAATGTTGAACACCAAATCTTTTAAATACTCAGCAGTTCCACCAAGAACACCAACATTATATATTTCTTCATCCTTAAACAACTCATGTACATATGGACCATAAGCTTGCATTAAGTTTTCATTGCCCCAGGGTTCGTCTTTGTATTTCAAACCTTCAGTTCCACAAACTAATTTATGATTCGACATAAATGTATTACCGATGAATTGGTTTTCCATCCATGTAAATGGTGAATATTGGAAGAATACATCTTTTACATCTGTAGTTACCACGTAACGATAATCTTCCCAATTATCTTTTAGGAAGTTATAGATTGATAGGAATCTTAATACGTGGATTGGGATTTGAGCCTTTGGCATATCAACAATCTTAAAATTGTTTTCAACCAACCAGTCTCTTGTTTCTTGTGTGGCATTACCAACACACATCACCTTGTCTGCCTCAGGCATACATTCATTGACTGAAATTACCCAAGGTTTAAGTTCATTGATACCGTAGTTTGTACAGCCGCCTATGATTAGGTCTTTTTTCTCCATGGGTAAACTCCATTATATTTTTTGTTCATCACACTATTGCCATTAATAAAGAAATCGGAATTTACTGAACCAGTACCTCCATCTACACGATAGTTTACTGTATACTCTCCAGTACAATCAAAGTTCTTAAAATATTGTGTTATGGCTGATAAGAATACTCTATCTTGTCCCCATCCACCATGCCACACTTGTGCTAATTGTATCGCAACTTTAGTCTTAAGGCAATAACAATTAGTATCTATGTGGTTTATTCCATGATATGTTTGCCATTTGCCTAATGATTCACAATCATCATTACACACAAATTCACCTTGTTTAGAATTAATCTTCCTAAGTGAATAGGACCAGTCCAGGTTCTTTTGTTTGATTGTGTCTATCTGAGACTGTACATGATTAGGTTCCAACCAATTATCTTGGTCTAGGTACATCACATATTCGGTATCAATTAGATGTGTGAAAGCTGCATACACACGATGACCGTAGAATCCGTTAGCACCAACATTAATTGGTAGATAACAATCTTTTACTTCAGGATAATCATCAAGAATTAATTTAACTTTACTTTTATACTGATCTCCATCACATACAACATAGCAAGTAGTGTCATAAGATTGGTTCAGTACAGATTCAATAGCTTTCCTTACCTCAGGTGCACCTGTGGTAGGTATAATCACGGTAACACTCATAATTATCCTCTAGTCAGTTCTAATATTCTTTTCATTTCCGTTTCAAGTACATCTTTACGGTTTGGCCAGTAGATATATTCTTGATCGGATGTACTATGTAGTTTCTGTAGGAAAGGTATGATTATTTTTTCCAATTTCATTAATCTTTCTTTGTATTGTTCGGCTGTCAAAGAAGATGCATCAGA